ATCATATACATATCTACCTTCTTCTAAAAGTTTGGTTTGTGTTCCTCCAAGAGATATACGAATCTTTCCATCAACAGCACTTGTAAAACCAACAGCAAAAGTTGCTGCAGGAAAAGCAGTAGATCCTATGGAAACACTCTTAGTCATCTGAGAAGACCCAGAATATCCTTCAAGACTGAATGCAGTATTTGAAGTTCCTACAACTTCAAAGTTACCTTCAAAATTAGCACCACCAAGCATAGCAAAATTAGCTGCATAAGCAGCACCTGCCTCTGGATCAAAAGTAATTTTTTTAGTTGCCATTTACTAACTCCTTTAATAGAGATTTGATCTCACTCATTTCACTTTTTAAACTTGCAAGATCACTTTCAACAGTTAAAGATTTTTCTTTTTCAAGTTTACGTTGCTTACGACGATTTATATATTGTTCATAAGCAGTTGTGTTGGTATTGATAATTTGATCAGTGTTTGGATCTCTGACCAAATCTGAGTTACCTTCAACTGGGATGTAGTTTGTCATTATGCTAGAGTAATAACTCTTAGATCAGAAACTCTAGGAACGTATGTTTGATTTGTTGATGTCAATACAAACTTTATTCTATAATATTTAAATGGTGGTAAATCTTCCATATTAAATTCATACTCTTTGAATGTTACATCTCTGCTAGTAAATCCACCAACATCAGTTTTAGGAATTAATCTATCAGGTCTACCATCACTCTTAGAAGCATCAATTACTTGGCCCAAATCATTCAAATTAGCATAGCCTGGGAATGCTTCAAATATAGGATCAAAATTAGGAGTAACACTAATTGCATAATATGCTCTTATATCTGAAAATTCATTAATATGTGCATCAAGCAATATTTTAATTGATGATGCTGAGTTTGCTAAACTATTTTCTCTAGAAACATATTGACATGCATTTGGATCGTCAAATAATGAATTAACTCTAGAATCTTCTATGTAATTTGAGATTGGAGCATCAACTCTATTAGAAACTAAAATCGCACTCATCCTTTGTAGATCTACAACAGGAGATATATTTGGATTACTTGTTTCTAATGTAAGTGTCATGTTAAATGATCTATCACCGTTTAATGCCTGAATTGCAGAATTATTAGTTTCATTAATCCTAGATGCTATCATTCTAGGAGAATTCAAATAGTTTGTTTTATTTAAAGTTATAGTCTCAGTTCCTTTATCTAAGAAAGGTAGATCAGCACCTTGACCTAATCCATTACCTAAACTTGATGCTGATACTGTTTTCAAAGTAGCAGATAAAGTTGTACCAGGCACAGTTACATTTCCAATATTAGGTGAAATAATTTGGAAAGGAATATTTTGTGTTGCGTAAGCATCATATCCACCAGATGATTTAGTATCATTGAAGTATAATTTTGGATTACTAGTTGCACTTGAGTCACTTGACCTATTAGGAACAAGAAATGGGAATCCAGGTACCCCTCCAGCACTTACACCACTTGTATCAAGTTTTATAGTATAACTATCAAATGTAATTGGGTTTGGATCTCTATCAGTAACATCACTTAGTATATGAGTTCTGTTAATTCTTGCAAGAGATACACCACCCAATTCATACTTACGAACAGGAGTTCCTTTAATATAGCCTTTTGCATTATCTCCTCTAGTGATACCTGTAATTGATCCACTAGAAGCACCTGTATATTTAAGTACTTCATCCCCAATTTGTAAAAAGCCTGGGTTAGTTGCTCCAACAGAAACATTTTCAAATGTTGCAAAGTCATTAGTACTAACAACAGATATTGTTGAAGTGGAAGTTGCACCATATGGTAATGATAATTTAGTTGGAATAACATCAGGCTCAACACCAGAGATTGTTACTCTATTAGTCTCATGATGCATACCATGATTTCTATGATCTACAGTAAAGTGTCTTCCATCACTTACTTCTGTAATTTTTATTGCTCTAGTAATTCTAGCATTAGTATTTGAGGAACCAACTGTTGTATTTAATGATGTTGTTACACCACTGAAATCTCCAGTTAGTGGATTAGAATAAGTCAATATTCCATTAAGAGCAAAATCTCCTTGAACATTGTCTAAAATTAACTCATTAGTATTACCTATTGAAACAATAGACATTCTTGCATTTCTACCAGGTAAAACGTCTCCATTTGATGCGGTTATTGTTCCTATTCCAAGAACATCACCTCGTTGGAATCCTGTTCCCGAATTTACAATTCTAGCGGATGAAATTCCACCATCAGTGACCAAAATATCAGCAGTCAAGAAATCTCCACCAGCAGTTATGTTAGTCATTGCAATTCCAGTATAAAGTTGAGATCCAGATGTTGGTGTAAATCCTAAACCTGCATTAACAACAGCCATGCTACCTGTTCCTATACCAGCACTTCCAATAAAATCACCAAATGCATTTGATGCAGCAGCATAAGTGGTATCTCCATCACTAAATGATAATTGATTGACCGTGGTTCCAGACTTTATAACAGTATCTGCTAATGAAGTTCCAATACCAACTCTAATTTTCTTTGAATTTATATTAATTGAATTTGGTTGTAATCTTGCAATTTGCTTATTACCTATAGACAAAATAGGATTGTATATTTCTAATGTTCCACTAGTTTCAAATACAGCTTTATTAAGAACAAATTTTAAATCTTCCCACTGACTTGGTTCCCATGTAGATGCGTTCTGTGATTTAAATAATGATCCCAAGTATGGTTGTTGAGATATAAATTCATCAGTTAATAAATCAGACTCTCCGACTCTTGAAATAAAGACTTTATATTTTGTTGACCATGATGCTAAACATATCGCATATTCAGTGTTGTCACCTTCAAGATATACTGGTGCTTCAAAATTAAATCTAGTTGCGACAGTTCCATTAGTAGAAGTATTAATTTGATCTGGAGTTAAAATTATTTCAGAGAATGGTAAAACTTTTTGTGTTGGAGTTCCACCTTCCATAGTTCGGATCTGTATTGTTACAGGAATATCCATATCATCTTTAGTTTGGAAGTAAACATCACAACTAGTAATGAATAGACCACCTTCTTCAGTAACTTGGAAAGATTGTGCTAATGGATCATACCAAACATCTCGACTACTTGTAGAACTATCACTTGAAATTGCCTCTGTCTTCATGACAGTTGATCCTGTCAATGTTTTAACAGTTCTTTCATCTTTTGTTGGTTTGTCTTGAATAATAGCATTTCGAGTGGAAATAATATTTTCTTGAACTGTCTCTAAAGTTCCAGAAGCAGTATAAGTATCCTCACCAAACGTATCTGAATTTTCTTTATCAAGAGTTTCATTATCAATTACTGTAAATGTTTTTGTTCCTGTTTCAAACTTTGGATGATTACCACTATTTGGATTTGGAATATAGAAACTACCTATTAAATTAGCACCAAGATCAGAAATTAACCTTTTTGCACTAATAGTTGCAGTAGCACCACTAGTTTCACCTCTAAGTTCCATTCCAGTAGTTGTGTATCCATAAAAATCTCCTTGAGGTTGATCTGCTAATGCTTTTGTATCAAGGTTTATTATAGTTGATGTTGCAGAATATGTTGTTGGCATATTTGTAGAACCATCATTAGTAGATGCAAGTTGAACAGTACCAGGCGTTCCTAAGAATGTTTCAAGACCTGTCGCACCAACTTGAGAAACGTATGGATTTTTTGCAAAAACTTCTGTTGGAGCATTATATGGGCCTGATCTGTGATTTGCTTGTGCTACTCTAAATCTAATTGCAGGAATATCTGTTCCCTCTGCTGGTATACCAGATCCTGGCATTGTTCCAACAACAGTTTCCCCAACTTGGAAAGTTCCATTTGTCATGGTAATTTCAGTTAGTTTTGGAGTGCAATATTTTGTTACCGCAATATTATCAAAGAATCCGTATAACTGTGTAAGTGGTTTACATTTTGTAACTCTAAATTCTATATTTCTAGAACGCATGTTAGTAATAACATCGCGACTTACAACTCTATCTCCAAGAGATTCGTTATCAAATTGCTCTGTAACAATCTTTCTAGTTCCATTTCTAGTTTGATTATCAACACTGAAGGTATCACGAATTGTATCTTCAAAAGTGGTTGTTGTGTTTGTATCATGGAAGACTGAATGGTTAACACTTCTACCACCATTAATCCAACCTGCCTTAATGATTTCTTCTACAGTAGTTGTACTTGTTTCTGTATACTGGTCTTTTCGATCCACTTGCTCTGTTCCAACCCAGTCAGTTTCCCAAGAATTCCACTGTATTGGTGCTAATCCAGTCTGTGGGTCAACTCCAAACTCCTGCATGGCTTGTGCCATAACACCAGCAAAGTTACCCTCTTGTTGAATAATTTTTGCATCAAGTCTAGCAGTGTCTGTCCATGTATCTGTTGATGGGTTTAATTTAATAGTTGATAACCAAAAACTAACCAAAAATGGTGTCACACTCTCTGTTCTAGTAGCAAATTGTTGACTTAACCATTCAACCTCAGTATAATTTAGTGTAACAACATCACTCTGTTTTAATATATTTGTTCCTTCAGCAGCAAGAAAAGCACGATCAGCTGTAACATCTACACCCTCAACTGGGCCAGGCATAAGATCAATAGAAGTGCAATAGTGTTGTGGTCTTAATTCATTCTTCTTAGTATCTAAACTACACTTAACTTTTAAACCATTAGTCTCTTGTGGTTGAAGAGATGTGAAATTATCAACAAAGAAACCAGATTTAAATTTGTTTAATCCATCAGCATCAGGAATGAATAAACTTGATGTTTTTGTTTCAAGCATAGACAAGGATGTATAATATTCAAGGTTTTTAATTCTATCCTCAAGTTCTTTAATATCACTCATTCTATATCTCTTATATTTTAAGAAATCAATACTTGCTTGTCTTGGTTGGAATAAGAATGGTGGTAATTTAACACTTGCAACTTCTATTGCATCATCCACACCAGTTGGTCTCTCCATTTTTTCGGATGGATCGCCATATTTAACTTGGAATCTTCCAGTCTTATCTAAGAAAATTCTATCTACTCTGCCAACAAAATGTGAGAAAGTAAGATTAATTGATTCATCAGATGCTAATATATTTTTAGCAGAACTTCCAGAACTAGTAAATGTTCTTCCAAAAAATTCAAGTGGCGATCTAACACCCTCTGCGATTGTATAAGTATCTACTTTTGGTCTTATATCAAGAGTATCAGTTACATATTCACCATTAATCATTGGAATATCTTTACTATAATCCCAACTATTATATGAATTTCTAGTTGTTATATCTCCATCATCAGTTGAATCATAATAACCATTTGTAAAATATATTTTTAGTTGTTTCTTAGGTGCTTTTGCATTAGATCTTCTAGTAATAAAACCATAATCATAGAATGTGCTTCTTTGACCTGTGGTAAAGGTATAGTTTGAAGATATATTTTTACTAGTATTATCTAAAGTTGTAATTAAACCTTGAACTGTTGATTCTTCAAACTCTACAATTTCTCCCTCTTCAAATGCAGTTTCATTTTTAACAATATATGTAATCTGCGAATCAGTTACAATTTCAGAAACAGCCGCAACAGCACCACTGTTTTGACCCATTACTTTTTCACCGACAATCAAATCTGTTGTTTTTCCAGATGGCCCATTTAAAGATGTTAATGTCATCTTAGGTGCGGTTGCTTCTGATGTATCAGTTGATTCATAGATACCATGAATTCTAATAATATCTGCTTCGTTTAATACTATCTTTTCATCTTCAACTCTAGTTCCTATTGGGAAATTACCAAATGTTAAACCATTATTTAAAGTTGTTCCACCAATACCAGATCCAGTCTCTTTTGATTTATCTACTACAATAGAGTTTACACGATTTAATTTTTTTAGTTTTGATGTTGGTTTTGATTTTTGAAGAGTTGCAATCAATGTTGCTCCACCTACTGCTGCTCCTAAACCAACTATTTGTAAAACTGTATTGCCTGAAGAGAATCTAAACATGTCATCATTCAATGCCACAGTTGTTCCATCAGGTCTCATGACAACATATCTTTCTTCGTCAAAGGGTAAAAATGTTTCATTTGTACCAGCAGCTAAAGCAGATGAGAATTGACCCAATCCAGTATTAGAATTAAGAGCAATATCAACAGTAAATTGTTTTCTAATTGTTATGGTTGAACTAGAGAGATCAACATCTGATATAAAGGCTTTTGGTAACAATGAATATAATCTATTATCAACAGATCTTTCTAATGGTGATGACTGAAGTTTTAAACTAGAAACTTGTGTTCTGGTTGCTGGAACTTCATTACTAACAACACCAGTTACTGCTTGAACACCTTGAATAGTTACATCATTAGTTCCAACTGCAGTAATTCTTGCAAATGTTGGAACGTTATTATCTAATCCACCAAATGATAAAATATTATTTACTTTCAACCCACCAGGAAATAGTGAACTTTCACTAGTAATTGTGCATATTCCTGAATGACTTGATGATATACCTGCATTTCCAAAATCAATAATTGGTCTTTGTATTACATCTCCATTAAATGATTTTGCAAAACCAACATTACCCAAATCAGGGCCACCATAAATTGATTTTACATCTTGCATTCCATGAGATGTTACTGCAACAGCAACACGATTATTATCAATACCATTTATGACAAATGGTTCATTTTGAACAAACTTACCAGTTACATCATATACATTTAAAGATGTGCTATTACTAACAGCATTAACTAAGAATCCTGAAGCACCACTATACTTTCCTTTAATTTGAGTTGGTATTGTGAAGGTATCTGGTTGAGATAAAGTTATCTTGGAGAATAATTGAATATCGTAAAGTGATGCATCCCATTCATTTAATGCAGAGTTGGATGTTGAATATGAACCAGACTCTAATGCAAAATCATAAACTCTTGCAACACCAATCTCACTACCACCAGCAGTAGTTAAAGCACTACCTATTCTTTGATCTCTTAAACTCACAACGTAAGTATTTCCAATTCCAATCTGTGGCACACCTTGAACATTATTAAGCCTTACTGCGTTTCCTGTTTTATATGCAACACCTTGATTTTCTAATGTTTTTGAAGTTCTTGTTTTTGGGCAATCTATAAAGGTAGAACTTATAGTTTCTACTTCATATCCCTTGATAAACGCTTTACCAGGTGATACTTGATATACTGCAAGATCATCATTTGCTAATGTTCCACCTTGAGTGAATTGACCAGTTTGATATACTCCATTATTACCTACATTATCATTTAAGGAATCTTTCAGAGCAATACCAAAACTTTTAACCATATAATCACCAGATTCAGCATATGTTCTACGAGCTAATTCATCTCTAATAAGACCGTAATTTGTATTTTTAATTTGAGATCTTAAAATACCATTATCAATAACTGCTAATTCGACAAAATTAGAATCATTAAAATCATCTAATGGTTTAGCAAATAAACTTACAGATATTCTTAAACGATCAGCACCAGGTGCAGCGTAATTATTAAAACCTTTTGAATTGTCTGCTAATGTTTCATCTTCATCAGCATTTATTATATCTTCATCTATTCTTAATCCGATTCTAGCACTAGGAGTATTTGTGTATTGTGATAAAACAATTGTTTCATCTTGAACCTGAACAAAGTTACCTCTTATAAAATATACACCATTTGATATTGAAAAAGATGCAGCAGTTGATGTTGCATTATTTGGAATACATGAAGCAAACGATTCACCTGTTGGTATAAAAGCGTTATTTTCGGGGCCTGAAACAATATCACTATCTGCCAATAACAGTTCACCATCAGCAAAAACTTTAATACTACTATCTTCGACTCCAGAAGACATATATGAAATATAAAGTGTTAAATTACCATTCTCACTGTTCTCAGACTTGAGAATCTGTTTAATTATAGCTGTTACACCTGTTGTTGCACCAATTATCTTCCTATCAATTAACTGATCAATATAAAATTCTACAGGAACTCCTAAATGACTATTATTTAACTCTACAGCAAAATACTCAGGAGAATATGCAGTATTACCTGGTATTACTTTTGCACCTTCTTTAAAGAAGTGTTGGCCAAATTTTTCAATTTGATTCTGTAATATAGACTGGAGACCTGTTAATTCTCTTGCTTGTACAGGATAACCAGGCTTGAAAAGAATCTTTTGATAATTATCATTCGCATCGAAATCATCAAAATATGGTGAAACGTTAAGGTTGGTTTGTTGAGCCATAGTTAATTAGAACTGTAATATTATTTTGATGTCTTCTTTTTGGTTGGAAGATCTTGTGATAGATGGTCTGTGATCAACATAAATCATATTTCCAGAATATTTGTCAACTTCTGGATTAGAAACTCCCTTAGTAAATGATTGACCAAGGTAATAGGTTCTATTATTTAGAGTAGTAGAAAGGCCTGAAAATACAGTGCTGATTGATAAATTAGAACTACCACCAATAATAGTCACACTTCCACCTGAAGATGGTTCAGATGTAAATCTAGTGGTATTATAACTTGGAACATTTAAATCTAAGTGAGATGGTGTTAGTGCTGTGCTAATACCACTTGATCCTGCAGTAGCAAAACCTGCGATTGTTCTATCTTGCCAATATTTCAAAACACCAGTTGTCTGGTCGTAAGAAATAACTCTTCCAACAGCTGTTGATCCAGTGGCAACAGTTTGTCTTACATAATCATCTGCAGTAAATGTTACAGAACTGTATCCAGTTCCTGCCAATCTTAGTGCATATGCAGCACTAGCTTTATCTAATGTAAGTATTTCATTAGAATTGAATGCTTTAGGGTTCTCTAAAATACCTATTCTAGCAACTTGGTTTCCAGTTATGAAATCTGGGTTTTCAGCATCATTCTCAATTCTTGCATACAATAAAGCATTAGTTGCACCCAATTCTCTATAGATATCAGAACCATGACCACCAGGTGGAGGAATAATTACATCAAGAGTTGGTTGTGAAGTTGGTGTTGGAACAGATCCAGCAGATAAATCAACATTACCATAAGTGTATCCAAATCCTTCGTTTGATACAGTAACACTTTCTATTTGAGCATCATTATTAACAACAACAGTGCATTCTGCATTGAATCCATCACCTTTAATTGGAACTCTAGTATAAGTTTGGTTAGCAGTTCCTATACCAGTTCCTCTATTTTTAACAACAACAATTTTTATTCCACCATCTGTAGCGTTATTCTTAACAGCAGCGTCTGAAGCATCGTTTCCCCAATCTGCTGGAACTGGCATGAAGTCAGTAGAATCAAATTTGATTAGATCCGCAGGTTTAATACTATACAAATACTTCCATATATAACCGTCTCCAGAAGTACCAGGTGTTCTTGGTTCTAAATCTGTAAAGGTTGGTTCATCAAGTGATGGTTTCCCATCAGGTGTTTCTGGTGTTGTTCCATTCTGTAAACAAATATAAACTCTAAAATCACTGTTAACAACAAAGAAGTTTGCAGTATACAAAGATGTTCCACCAGAGTTTGGAGGTGCATTAGAAATACTGTAATCGTGTCTATAATAATCATATGTTGTTCCAGAGTTCCAGTTCAATTTTGGAACAATTTGTTTTACATCAGTAGATGTCACCCTTTTCACAGCAAGCATAGTATCGTGATAATCATTCATATTATCGAAATTATCAACTGGTGCTGGAGGATTTGAATCCCAGTCACTTTGATACGCGGTTGGGTTAGGTAAACCAACAAATGCATAATAAGAGTTAGTCGAAGTGGATACACCAGCAACGAAATTCTTTGCGTTTAATATTCTTATTTGATCAGTTATGATAGCCGCCATGAACTTGTGTTACACTTTTTTTATTTATTTAGACAACATAGTTGTCAGATTTAAGAGCCGCCTTTCTCTTAATTTGTGGGCCAGTCTTGATACCTGTTACACCATTGCTAGTGTTGGCGGTATATGCCTGTGATAATTGCCTATCATTTAGTTGTAATCGACCCCAACTAAAGTCACCGATAAATGATGTAACTATACCTGCATTTGCTGTAGCTAAACCAACAACACCAACTAAACCATGCCAATCTAGAACTCTACAGAATACTCTTGTTGCTAGTTCTGTTGTGCTCTGACCAAATGATACTGTTGTTATTCCAGTGTGATGAGCAACTTCATATATGCCATCTAGAGCAGTAGTTCCAATACCAATAACAGAACCATCACTTTTAGCAAGTGCAGTGACACCTGATCCAAGATTAGAATTACTAACAGTGAAATAATATCCAGTTTGTAGACCACTTCTTACTATCGCGTTAGGGCTATTGATATTATCATCTCTCAGTGGAGAGTCTTTTTGAATGAATAAATCGAAAGCTATTCCACTTGTAATACCAACTGTTTGATCACCAGTTAATGTTGTATTTGTAACATCTGTGCATATGCCAACTCCACTGATAATACCAAAGTCACCTTCATATAGGTCAATACTATTCTCCTCCCTAACATATGTAGGTGGAGCGATTAAAACTTGTGGAGGTGCAACACGAGTATAACCAGTTCCAACAATTCCTGAATTGATACCAACTGTAATAGATGATATGGATCCATTAGTAACAGTTGCAGTTGCAATCGCTGTTGCAGTGGTTCCAATACCCACAAACGGAGTTCCACCAATGCTTATAGGTTGTTGTATTCTAACTTCAGGAACCGATGTATAACCATCACCACCGTCTGTAATTGAGAAGAATGATATTGTGTTAGCGATAGATACGATTGCAGTCGCAGCAGCACCAGCAAGAAACTCATATTCAGAACTTGCATTAACTATTTGAATTTCTTTTTGGAAACCTCTATCTGAAGGATTCTCATTTTCAGGATTAAAGAATGGTTTACAACTATCAATGAATATCTCTGTTTGACCAACACCAACTGGTTGTATTAAATAAGCAGTTGGGAATAGCTTGGGTTCATACAGTGGTCTATCTTTACGAACAATTTTTCCATCAATAAATCTATCCTCTAATTGTCTATACCATTTAATAGGTCTTGTTTCTGTGTCACTATCACCTAGACCTCTTCCATAATATTGATTAGTTACAACTGTATCAGATGATTTGATTTCATGAACTGCTCTAGGGAACTCAAGGAAAGTTCTTGTGTTGTAAGTTGGATTGTATCCTAATTGTAAGTCATCACCAACTTTCACAGTTTCAATAATGTCTCTATCAACAACGTCAGCACCACCAGTTCCTCTATAGAAGAACATTCTCATTACATCAGTTGCATTTGGTGCTTCAGTGAATGTTATTGTTCCACCACCATTAAACTCGTAACCTTCACCTGGCACTTGTAAAACATCATTTAGTGTTAGAATAATGGTATTTTGCACAACTATGTTTGAACCAGTTCTTGCTTGTATAGCAAATGCCTCACCAGCGACTGTGAGTGGGAATTGTTTTCTAGTTCCATTGAATAGACTTGAGAAATCATCAAGAGCCTGAAGTTCACCCATTGTCCACATATTGAATTCATCATAGTGAACTTTCTGAATTGTTATCTGGAAAGGTTTAAATGGTTTGCTTGGATCATCAACTGGTATCGCATATGCACTTACAGGTTTATCTGTTGATGTTCCAACTGGTGCAGATCTAAATGTAGGAACAGTTAAAGTATGACCAATACCATAACCATATCCTGTATTTGTAATTTCAAAATCAATTACACTGCCGATTCCCGTAGTACCAACTCCAACTGTAATATTTGCTCTTGCCTGTGATCCACCACCACCAACTGGATTGAAATGAGTATTTTCATACCAAAGAGGAATATCTTGATAAGGTAATGGTTTGTCAATTATAGCAGTAAATGTTGAAGCACCATATCCTACATTAGTTCCAGCTAATATTGGATTATTGGTTCCTATGCCAGGTATTGAACCAGTATTTGTAACAGCGATACTTACAATTCGACCATTATGAACAGCAGCAGTTCCAATGTTATAAAGAACTGGAACTCCTGTAGTAGATGTGGCAACAGCAACATTAACAACAGTCGCTATCCCCACACCACTAATTGATGTTGTTCCCATACCCACTGGGCCTGGGAGTATTCTATAACCAGAACCACTATTACCGATACTAACTGTTTTAACTTTACCTGCATTATCAAAATCAATAGTAGCACCAGCACTAACTAGGGCTTGATATCCAAACCCTTCACTTGATCCAACTGATATAATAATTCCACCAACAGGAACAGATGCGGTATTCACATCACTAGCAACAGATGCTTTAGATCCTGTAAAGGTTATAGATGTAATTCCAGAAACTTCAGATAGAGTATAATCATTCAAATCTCCAGCACCCTGTAGTATACCATTTACCATCACAATACCAAGGTTTGTAGCAATACCAGTTAGATTTTGTTTATCTGATTTCAGAGTAAATACTTCTTTTTGGCCTGTGAATTCTTGAGATATATCATCAATAGAATAGTTTCTAGAGTAAGCATCAATGTTTCCTCCAGCAAGACCAGATCTATTGAATATTCTTCCACTGAAACTTGATGTGGTTGTAATACCAGTAAAGTCTCTATCTATTGATGGAAGGCCAGTGCTTCCGACACCTATAGGTCTACCACCTTTTGGTGCTTCAATAAAGTTAACAGTGCTATCAACAATATTATAATTACCAGACATCTTCTCAATAAGATCTTTATTATTATGATCTAGAAGTTTTGTTCCCATCCATTGCCTATGAACTCTTATAGCGTTAGCAACTCCAGCATGATTAACAGATATGACCTTCATCATCTCACTTCCAGTTGTGTCAACACCAACTTTAATTACATCACCAGCAAAGAATGAAGTTATACCAGAAGTTGACATTATTATTTCACTCTTTGCAAAGTCTGCAGTAAGGGATGATGTAACTCCAGTACCCACGATAGGGCTTTGAATAATGTTATCAATTGCTATCAATGCCCTTGTATTTTGATTTTTACTTATCAAACTATGTGAAGATCCTATACCAACAGCAGTAAGATCTAATGGAACTGCAATTGATTTAAGTGCGTTTTCTGCAGATGCTGCAAGTTTAACTAAACTATCACTAACTTTAATGATAAAAGCTTGATCGGGGATATATGAAACTGTTACAATTCCAGTCGGAATCACAAAAGTACTAGCAGCAATTCCTATTGAATCTGTAGTCGCTCCAACACCTGTAGTTGTGCATCCCACTATAGGTTGTTTTATACGATATTCAACCTCCTCACCAGTTACAAAGAAATGGTTAGGAATACTAATAGTGTTATTTGTTAAATTAACTATGTCAGTGCTAGATCCATCAAAGTCTTTCTTAAATACTTGATTAGTTTCATTTAATATTGGGAAACCAGTTTTAGATCCAAAGAAAGTTCCCTCATAGACATCAAACTTAGTTTGAATAGATCCAGATTGTAATTCAATTTTATTGGTATTATTATCCTCATGAACTTTAAGAGCATGAATAAATGTTTTAACTTCTACGGCTGTATTTGCATTTGGAACGTATGATATTTCTGTAAAGCAATCTGATCCATCTCTTCTTCCACCAATAGTTCCTATACCAGTTGCATTTGCATTAACACTCGCTCCAGTTATGATATTTCCATACTCTGTCATGAATACACGAGTATCATCGTCAATCATCATGATCTCTGAGAACTCATATCTATCATTTGTAGTATCCTTGACTTGAACTAATGCATATGCAGCATCAAACTCTTCACTATAACTACCAACACCTACGGGGAACGGTGCAGATCTTGATGGAATTGTAGATGATTGAGCAATTAATGCTCCATTTTTTAATGGTAAAGTTCCTAATCCAACGCGAGTTTCAGATGATATTCCTATGGTAATTGAGTTAATATATGCAGTTGCAATACCAGCCCTCGGTGTAAATCCAACTTTAATTTGAGCAGTGCTTCCAAGACCAACAATATGTGGTCTAAATGTTCCT